TAGCTAATAAAAATTTTGCTCAAGCATTACCTATAGTTTTAGATCCTCCCCCAGGATTTCCTGGCCCAGGATTAGTACAGGCTACTGCTACAATGACAGTATCTGGTAACTCTATTACTATCACAATGACTAATAATGGAGCTGGTTATTCTACAGGAACTGTAAATCATACATTTAGTAGTTATTTCACAACTATTAATGTGCACTATCCAACAGCCACTAATCTATGTACACCAGTAGGGCAGTTAATAAATGCACTACCTATATATCCAAATATCTCTTTAGCATCAGCTAAGGTTATACCACAGATATCAGGTACTATATATTTTGGGGCAACTACATTACCTGTCACTATACAAGGTAAATGGTATAAAAATGGTGTTCAATTTGGGCAAACTCAACGTAGAGTTATAACCTCAGAAGGTGAGAAAGTATTTACACATTATGGTCCACCTACAACATTTACAAACACAGATTTACTAGATTATCAAATAACATCTACACAAGCTACAATGAGTAACTTTAGTGGTGAGGTTTTATATTACATTCAATACATTTAAACATGAGTTGTGATTGCGGGTGCACAAGCACCAATACAAATTGTACATGTCCAGACCCAGAAGGTATTGCGGCAGCTAAAATAGAAAACATAGTAACAGCAGAATTTGGTGCTGGTGTAGATATTAATAATGGTGGATTAGGTTATACCTATTTACTATATACTAATAGCTCAGCAAACAACCAAATTGTATATTGCCAAACCAATGTTAGTATTAGTTGTACAGTAACACATAGTATAGTAAGTACTTATATAAAGAATGCTACACCTTTAACTAATCCTATGTATGAAGATCTTGCAAGTACTAAAAATGATCTTACACACTTCTTATTAGCTACAACATTAGCTCCTGGAGATACTGTATCCATCAATCTATTATCTGATAATGTAAATGGTAAAGCTTTATGGCTACAATCATTTATCTATAAATATGAATACTAATGAATAGTGTAGAGAAAGATAATATACTACAACAAGCATATTGTTGTGCAGGTAACTATGGTAAAAAAGTTGCTGATATGTTATTATCAGGACATAAGTGTGCTGAAAAGGAGTTTGAGAAACTAGCAATGTTAACATTTGCTATAGACACTTTAATATGCTATAATGCACCACTAGAAGAAGAAACATGTGTACTAGTTGATGATGGTGGTGAAACTCCAACATTAACATGTACAACTACAACAACAGAATATACAAATTGTTTAACAGAAACAGAAGCAGATGCTGTAGCAGAAATCATAACTGATATCTGTAAGCTATGTGACTGTGATAATAACTAATTAAAATGCCAGGAACATTCGGAGATCAATCAAAAGAATATTTAAAACAATTACTACAACTAACTAGATATAACTTAGTAGCTTGTGGATATCAAAAATTAAGTGTGGCTGGTACAGCTGTAAGCTTAACAATACCTACTGATGCTAGATATGCAATGGTAGTAGTACAATCATCTATTACAACACCTGCTATTCGTTATTTAGAATTAGCTGATAAAACATTACCAACAGCAACTGATGGTATACCACGTTCAGACCTTGATGCTTTTGATATTCAAGGGGCACAGAACTTAGCTAATTTTAGAGCTATCCAAGTAGGGGCAGGAACACATACATTACATATTCAGTACTATAAATAATGAATTCAATAATAAAACAAGTAAAAAAGTTATATACCCCAAGTTTATCAAATCTTAGAAACATAACTTATGTTACTCCAGAGATGTTTGGTGCAGTAGGTGATGGTTCTACAGATGACTCAACCGCCATACAAGCTGCAATTAATTATGTTGGAAGTAATTCAAATGTAGGTATACATTTAGGTTATAATAAAAATTATAGAATAGGTACTGTTCTAAATGTAACTAGTAATGTTACTATCAAAGGCTGGGGGGCTAATTCTGTAATTAGTACAGGAGGAAACGTTCAATTTTTTGATGTAACTGGAGATAATAATCAATTTTTAAACATAGCCTTAACAGGTAGTGTTGTTGGTGGTTCTGGTGCAGCAAACTATGGTTTTCAAGTATATGGTAATGCTGGTTTGACATTATACAGAATAAATAATATAATTGATGGTTGTATATTTACAAACATGAATACTGGTGTATATTCAGGATTAATGGTTGGAACAAATGCTTCTAATAAACATGAGGGTGGATGGACAATTTCTAATTGTATATTTACTGGATGCAGTACTGCTATAAATTTCGCTGTTAGAGGGGAGTATAATACTGTCAGTAACTGTAAGATTAATAGTTGTACAACAGGTATTTCCTGTGCAGGAGGTAATAATACATTTATTGGTGGTCATGTAGTTGATTGCACCACAGGTATTTCAATATTAAGCGGTACTAATAATGCACATGGATCTTGTGTAGGTGTTAAAATTAATCATAATACAACAAATATATCTTGTTCTCACACACTAGGATTTACTTTTAGTGCTTGTCAAATATACTCTGGTAATGTTACTTTAACAGGTACTGGTAAAACTATATTTATAGGGTGTCAGTTTGGAATTACATCTAATACATTAACTATAACAAATTCACCAGTACACTTCACTAGTTGTGAGTTTGATACTGTTGTTGGTACATATACATTAACAGGAACAGAAGCTGTATTAACAGACACATATTCAGGTACTTCTAAGTTAGCTACTCCAAAAGTAGCTTATAGTGAGTTGACAACTCTAGCTGCTAATGGAACATTCTCAGTTCCTGCTAATATGGCTATTGATAGTATTACTATTGATAACACTACTGCAAATGCGGTAACAGGAGGTATAAAAATAGGTACTACTAATGGTGGTACAGAAGTTATTGTAGCACAAGCTGTCGCTGGTAATGATCTTTTAGTAGTTAAGGACGCTGTTATATTAAAAAATATTTTTAGTAAATCTGTTGCTACAACTTTATATATACAAGCAGTTACTGCCTGGAACTCAGCTAATTTAAATATATATATTAAATTAAAAGCATTAATATAATGCACGGTAATATATTAAATAAAAATAAAATTAAATTATTCAATACTGCTAATTCAGACCTAGCAGGTAGGATTATTATACTTGAAAACAATGTCTATAAGATCACATATTACGAGATTATCTCAGGAGCAAGCGGAACCCTTACAGTCCCTACAGCAGCAACAATCAATGCGGATGAGTTTTCAGGAGCAGATTGCATCCTCTCAGAAATCGACGGTAACAACAAACCCACTTGGATATCGCCTAAGACTGTGGGTGGCACAGTTGTTACAGCGACTCTTAACACGAGTACTGGGGCATGGGTAAAATCAGGAGTTACTGTTAGTGCTAATGTAGCATTAATATACTCTTTGAATATACGTGCTGCAGATTATGCTAATTTAACTAACTTCTATATTGTTGATGAAACAGTAATAGGAGATCTTAGTTATGTATTAAATAATACTACGACTAATTCAGTAGCCTCCTCTTTATTAGCAGGAGTACTGTCTGATGAAACTGGTACTGGTGCTTTAGTATTCGGAACTTCGCCAACCTTTACAACTGATATTACAACGCCATTAATAATTGGGGCTAGTGGTTTTTTAAGACTAAACGTAGGTACTGTTACCAATGGGGTTAAGTTAGAGGGTCAAGTAGGAACTACTACAAACGCTGCAATTTATTTAGACCAAGCAACGCCAAGCGCAACAAACTACGCACTAAGAAGCAATGGTGCAGCTACTACTATATTAAACGCATCTACTCAGGTGGATATTGATATAGCCAACTCTTTGGTTTTAAGGGTAACATCAACTGGGCTTACTTTAGATAGCGGAAAGGGTATATTATTTAATACCGCTACTGGTGGTTATATCGGCACTGGCACAACTCAAAAGATAGGCGTATGGGCTAAGACACCAATAGTACAACCCACTACTGCTTTTGCGGCTGCTACATTTGTGGCTAATGCTGGTACTGCCGTAAATGACGCTAGCACCTTTGACGGCTACACTATTAAACAGGTGGTGGCTGCTTTAAGGGCTATTGGTTGGTTAGCGTAATTTAGTATATTTGTACCATGAAACAAACACTTTTCCTAATATCATTCCCTTTCCTTTTAACATCACAGACAATATTAGGTTATAAGATAACTGATAAAGACTTGCATGATCAAGCTGGTATGATTATATCAGGTTGGGCATCATCTAGTGTCTATTATTGGGAATTAAAACCTTGGTTATCTATGGGAGCTGGTATAGGTGCTGCAGGTACAATAGGTGTAGGTAAAGAGGTTATTTGGGATACTTGGTTAGGTAGAGGTACTCCTGATCCACATGATGCAGGAGCTACTGTATTTGGAGGTATACGTATGAGTATTATATCTAGAATTGGATTTGATTACTACGAAAAGAAAGTATATAGAATAGATAGTTTAAGATTTCAGTTTGATAGCCTAAATGCGCAGAAAAATTTGGAAATTAGGTAAAAAAGTGTTATATTAATTATATACATTTAACATAAAAAGATATGGAAAAGGAAGTAAAATTAACAGTATTAGATCGTGTAATATTACCATCTGTACTAAAAAAGGAAGCAAATTATATGACCCTTATTATTAATAAGGACATTAAGAAGAAAGTAGATTTAACTCAAGATGAACTAGTTAAGTTCAAATTTAAGTCAGTAGGTCAAGGTTTAACTTGGTCTTTACCAGAAAATATGGAAGATTCTTTCAGCTTTTCTTTTACAGCTACAGAAGTAACTGAGATCTCTGATTGTTTAAATAAGTTAAATTCTGAAAATAAATTAACAGAAGAATTAATCAATTTGTACGCAATATTCAATAAAATGTAATTATGTCCCAAGAGCATGAAATCTATAAAGTATTACTAGAGTTAAAAGAAACTGCTGGTAGTACTGCTAGTAAAATAGATGATATCAAAGAATCTATTGCTGAACAAGCTATTAAGCATGAAAAGCTTGAAGTTGAGCATAGAGAACTTAGAGATAGTCATAACTCTTACAAAGGTAAGATCTTATTAGTCAGTGGGTTTGTAGGTTCAATATTTGGGGCAATAACAACTTGGTTTTATAAAACATTCATAGATAATCAATAATGGCATATACCAGAGCACAAATAAATAGGATATCCGCAGATAAAAGAGCTGTTAGAGGTCTGGTTTATTTGGATACTGATGGTAATGCTTGGAAGGGTACAGATGATGGTAGGTTAGTAAAAACCTATACTTCTGATACAGTAGTAAGTGTTAAGCATGAACCTAGTCAAACTCCTGAGTCATTATCTCAATATCTGGAGAATCTAGATACTTATAATGATTTAACACAGGATTTTCTAAACACTTATAAGTTTGCACAAAAGACAGGTTATAAGGTATTTACATATACTGGAGATAACTTAACGGAACAAAAGATCTACAAGAGCAATACTCTGGTAGATTTACTATTTACAGTTACTTATACCTATACAGGTGATAACTTAACTGAACTATTAATAGAGAAGTCTGATGGTACTTTTACACTTACTAAGACATTAGACTACGATATAGATAATAATTTAACAAACATAACATTAACATAACATGTCAAAATCTAATACTTTTGAGAACGACCTTCTACAATTAATATTTAATAACGTAGATATTGCTGACATTGGTGATGCCGCAGGTATTCAAAATAGTGCTGTAGCTGGTTCATTATACCTAGCTTTACATACAGCAGATCCAGGTGAAGCTGGTAATGCTACTACTAACGAATGTGCTTATACATCATATGCACGTGTAGCTGTAGCTCGTACAATAGGTGGTTGGACAGTAGCTACTAATACTGCTACTAATGCTGCTTTAGCTCAATTCCCTGAATGTACAGGTGGTTCTGAAACCATTACCCATGTATCTATTACAGTAGCTTCATCAGGTGCTAGTAAGATTCTTTATAGTGGTGCATTAACAGCATCTCGTTCAGTATCTTCTGGTATCCAGCCTCAGTTTGCTGCATCAGCTCTTGTAGTTACTGAAGATTAATTTGGTAATTAGTATAATTTTTCTTACCTTTGTAGATTAAAATAGTATATGTATAAATGTAGTAAATGTAAATTAGAAGTAATAATTTACGATGAGAAGGGTGGAGTTTTACCTAAACCTATTAGAGCTTGTAACTGTAATGCATCAATCATTATGGATATGAATGCTCCTGAAGTAAAGGGTAAGAGTCAATTTAAACAGAATTAATGAGTGGATTTAAAACCATAGGACAAGTAGTAGACTGTGAGTTAGAAGGTAGAGTAAGAGATTACATCTGGCGTAAAACTCCTTCACAGGCTTTTACATCAGGTATATGGGTAGATCTATCAATGAGTCCTGGTATGCCTGTACCTAAGTACTGGTTTGATGCTGCTCCTTTAACTGCTAAACAAATTACACAGTCATCAGATGGTGGATTTTATCATGGTCCTAATGTAAGTCCTTCAGAGAAGTATTTACGTAAAATAACAACACAAGCTAGTGCAGCAACTGCATTACCAATGAATGCTATTCTATGTGATTATTTATTGTATTATCCTACAATAGATGATGGTACTACTGATGAACAGCTAATGGATAATACAACTACTCTATCAAGATACACAGATGGTAGAGGGGTACAAATGATAGCAGTAACAACAGGTGCTAGAACTGGTGGTCAAACTTTCACAGTTAAGTATACTAATCAAGATGGTATAACAGGTAGAGTAACACCTCTAGTAAGACAGAATACATCTACATTATTAGGTACTTTAACAACAACTAATACAACAGCAGTAAATGGTGCTGGTCCATACATACCTCTACAAGATGGTGATACTGGTGTTAGAGCTGTAGAATCTGTTACAATGACTAATGTGGATACTGGAATCTTTAGTATTATATTAGTTAAACCATTAGTACAAACTTGTTTTAGAGAGATTACAGTACCTTATGAAAAAGATTTTTTAATACCAACAACAGATTTAGTAAAAATAGAAGACAATGCTTTTTTAAACTTTTTATGTTTACCTCTAGGTACTCTAGCAGCAACAGCATTAAGAGGAGATTTAAAAGTAATATGGACTTCATAAAATAAAATATAATGCCTGGATTTTCAAGTAATGATCAGATAATAGAAGCGTTAAGCTTAGGACAAAAATGGGATGCTAATTGGTCTAAAAACACAGCCCCTACAACTGTAGCTATTGCCAATGAATGGGCTACTTTATTTAGAGGAGCTGGTAATCCTCCTGCAGATGCTTTATATAATACAGGAACTAACTTAACTTTTCAAGCTGTAAAAGATACCACAGCAAATGCTGCATCTATCCCACATGGTGGAAATGTACAACCTACTTATTATAAGTATTTATTAAGTGGACATGCTGTAACTGCTGCTGCAACCGTAGCACCATGTACATTAGCTTTAGTAGATGTAATAGGATTCTATAGGGTTACATCAGTAACTACTACTACTGCTCAAGCTACTACTAATACATTAGGTCAATCAGATACATTTACTGCTGATGATACTACTGATATTTGTATTTATACTTCAACAGCGAATATTCCTAGTAATATATTAACAGGAACAAGAGTACGTTTAACAACAACTACTACATTACCTGCGCCTTTAGCCACAGCTACTGATTATTATGTTGTTAAGGTTTCAGATACTACTTTTAAATTAGCAACATCTTATGCTAATGCTGTTGCAGGTACTGTTATTGATATAACAACTACAGGTACTGGAACACATACCATAACATGGTTATTACCACGTTATACAAATGGTGCAGGTGTACAAGCAATTATATTTAATTCTAATGCAACAGCATTAGGAGCAGCTACTCCTAACATGAGTTTAGGATACACCAATTCTAGCCAAACAACATCAAGAGCTACACCAACAGTGTTACCTATTGGTAAAACAGCTTGTCCAAACTCTCAGATTGTGTACACAGGAGCTACAGGTACAGGTAAATATAATTATATGATGCCACTACAAAGTGGTGATGCTGGTATAGCGGAAATAAATACTATTCAAAACTCTACATCTTATGTAAGTGGTGAGTATACAGTTGCTTTAGTAAAAGAACTTGGTAGATTCCCTATATCAACTTTAGGATTAGCAAGTGAGCGTAACTTCTTATTTGAATATCCTAGTATGCCACGTATTTATGATGGGGCTGCTTTATATTTCTTAATTGGGCATGGTGCCGCTACACCAACAAATAGTGCATTAAGTGGTATGTTAACTACTGTTTGGAGATAATGTTAATTACTAATTACTCATATATTAATAAACCATTAGGAAGAAATCATAGTGGAATAACAAACCCACGGTGGGTTTGTAAACCAGAAGTTATGAGAAATTTCTTCACACAAGCTGATATTACTAATATAGAGCAGATAAAAAGAGATTCTTTTCCTACAGGAACCAATCCTCCTTACTCTTATGTGTTAGGAGATAAAGGTGGTTTATTAAGTGCCTCTACTACTAATAATGGTAGTGCAACTATTGCAGGTAATATATCTCAAGGTATTAATATTGATGCTACATTAGCAGGAACTAGTGATATTTCTACAGCTAACTTAGCTTTAGTAGTACAATTAGCTGCAGCATTAGCTGGAGATGGTCAGATCACTGCTGCAAATCTTGTAGGTACAATTGCTTTAGCAGCTACCTTAACAGGTACTGGTAATCTTACAGCAGGTTTAAATGTTATTGCCTTTATGACTAGTACCTTAGCTGGTACTGGTGGATTAACTGCAACATTAAGAGGTACTTTAGATATGTCTGCAGATATATTTGTTAACCAATCTGAAGCTACTGTACAACAGTTGATAGAAGGTGTATGGAATGCTATGGCTGCTGATTATAATAATCCTAATACAATGGGAGAAATTATGAACAACTTAGGTTCAGTAGCAGATCCTTGGTCTACTACATTACCAGGTGCTTATGCTCCAGGTGAAGCAGGATATATATTAGGTAACTTATTAGTTAATATACCTGATGCTGTTTGGGATGAATTAAAAACTACACATACTACAGCCAGTTCATATGGTAAGATAGTTCAAGACTTAGAAACAATAGCTAAACAAATAAAAGGATTAACAGCAGCAAACCTATAGATATGATAGATACAACTTATAATGGATTGAAAGAATACTTTAAATCCTTAAATTACACATTTGATGAAAGAGTATTTGGCATCAACATTATTGGTATTAGATCTTCTTTAAATGCTACAAACTTATGGGATGATAAGTTAGTCTTAGCTTATATTGATAATAAAAGACAACCTGTAGTTAGGGAATTTACTAACTTTACTACAGACCCAGGATATTATTTCCTTAAAACCAAATTGTTAAACCCTAAAGGTTGTGCTATTCTTTGTGAAGGGCAACATTTAAGGATGTTTACAAATGGTAAACATAATAACAAATATGAAGCATTAGTACAGTATGCTCCTGTAAAGGTATATCGTGATTCTAATAAAGATAATATATTAGATACAACTCTTATTGATAAGGGGATGTTTGGTATTAATTTACATCATGGTTATGGTTCAGCATTAGTCTTTAATAACTCTGCTGGATGTCAAGTATTGAAGAGTCCTGCTGATTTAACAATAGTACTTTCTTTAACTAAAATCCATGAATCTGTATATGGTAAAGGTATTAACTACACATTATTAAGATAATATGAAAAAATTAACAAAAGAATTTATGGCAGACTGGGGAGCAACTATTGCTGGTATCCTAGTTGCTTTAGGATCAGCATGGGCAACCATTGACTGGAAAGAGTTTGATATCAATAAAGAATGGCCTCATTTGCTTATTACAGCAATGATTGCATTAGGTGGATATTTCTCACAATTTAAACTAAAAAAGAATGTCAATACAGAAGCTTAAAACAGTATTCAGTACAGGTGCTTGGTTAAATAAGGTTAAGACCTTCTATGATAAGATCAACGAGATCATTGATTATTTAAATGGTACAGGTCCTAGTGGAAGTGGTTCTTATAAAAAATATGAAGCCCTACTATCACAACAGGCTTTACAAGATCCTACTGTATCTAGTCTATTAAATAATAATACTGGGCAAACATTAACTTGGGTATATACTGATGTAGGTCAATATACAGCTGTTGGAGACTTTCCAGATATAACTAAATGTGCACTTATTCCAGGAACTTCTCCAGGAGCATCTCATATAGCTTCATTATTTACAACTAGTAGTGTAACTATTTTTACTTTTGATACCGCTGGCTTAGCTGCTAATGAAGTGTTATCAAATACATTTATAGAAATTAGAATTTATAACTAATGTCTAAAGAAAATATATTTAAAACTATTAAATGGGTAGTTATAGGTGTTATAATTTTATTATTGCTTAAAGAATGTAATAGTGCTATTAAATCCTATCTACCTGGTTTTAAACCTAAATCTGATACTGTTGTTGTGACTAGTCATACTTCAGATACTATTTGGGCTATAGATACTATTTATAAAATAAAACCTAAGAAAGTCTTTATTCCAGTAGTTGATACTTTTTGGAAACCTGTACCTATAGATACTATGGACTTTTTTAGAGTATTTGTATCAAGAGATACCTTCCCAGATTCAAATCTTACTCTATTTACTGAGACACATTATCAAGGATTGTTAAGAGAAATTAAACCTTCTTATAAACTTAAAATACCTATTAAAATAGTTGATACCGTTAAAGTAGCCACAACAATTACAATTACAAATACAGTAACTGTACCCAGTACCCTACAAATGCATATAGGAGCTATTGTAAGTTCAGAGCTATTAGCTCCTGAAGTTGGGGTATCTTTAAAAAGACATACTTTTAGGATTGGATATAATCTATATACCCCACAAAATAAATTTCCTACAATAGGATATTCTTATACAATATTCAGAAAATAATCTTATCTTTACAACATGCAAGTTACTATAAATGAAATAGCTTCTGATGTGCGCAATATGGCTACCTCTGGTGACCTATCTTATGCATTTAGAATTGAAGATGAGCAGATCTACTTTTGGATCAATGAGACCAGATCTATGCTTATTTCTCAAGCATTATCTAAAAGGCAGAACATTAGCGATGTTTGGATACAAGCAATTAAATGCTTAAAGATGATCCAAGTAGATGCTACAGAATGCTGTTTAGATCCTAGTACTTGTGTAGTATATAGATCTGAAGAGCAGTTACCTATAACAATAGAAACACATATAGATAACTCTATCATTAGAGTTGTTTTTCCTAGTGGGGAAGTTATTAGTAAAAGTAATGCTTTTGAAACTAAGTATTTAAAGTACAATAAGTATACATCTAATAAAGCACAATGGTTTATTCAGAATGGTTACTTATATATAACTAATGTAGATATATTAGAATATGTTACAGTTTATGGATTATTTGAAGACCCCTCTGCTTTATCAGAATTTACTGATTGTGGGGGAGATGCTTGTTTTGATATTGACGGTCCTTATCCAGTATCAATGAAAATGGCTAACGAAATAACTAATTATATAATTAAAACCAAAGTAGTACCTTTCATGAAGTTCAAGCAAGATGATACCAATGATGGTAACAATGAAAGTGCTCAATTACCAGGTACACCATAATGTTTAAGATAGGAAGAAGAACTAAAGGAAAATTAAAGGTAGATATAGGATTAAAGAATTTCTATGCTGAATATAAAAGAGAAGCTGAGATTAAGAATCGAACACCTGTATCATACGAAGTATTTAGCAAGGCTATAAAGCTATTCAACACTAAAGTATCTGAAAGGGTAGTTTATAAGTGTGAAAGTTATAAAATGCCTTATAGGTTAGGTTTGTTGGGAGTAATTAAGTTTGAACAGAAGTTTGATCCTGATAAGAAATACAAATGGGCTGTAGACTGGAAAGCATCTAAAGAACATAATCAGATCATCTACTTTGAGAACTCAGATAGGTATAAATGGAGATGGGACAAATCCTATACTCGTTTTAAAGGTAAGAAATATTACGCATTCAAAGCTACTAAGCAAAATAAAATATTAATTAAAACAGCAAAACAAGAGAATCCTAAGTTAGACTTTTATTCAAAACTAGCACCATGATATACAAATATAAATCATCTAAATCTATTATAGCTAAGCTATATCGTGATTTAGGATCTAATGGAGAAATTAATGAATCAGATGTCCTTGAATGGATAGGTGAGGCTATGGCTAGAATTGGTGCCTACTCACAATATCTTAATAAGTCTATTGTGTTAGAGGTTACTAATTACAGGGTAATGTTACCTTGTGATTTTGTTTATCCTATTGATATAGCACATAATGGTAGACCATTATCATGGAAAAATAAATCTATGATAGCTAACTATGGCTGTCCAGATTGTAATCAGATACCTCAATGCTGTACTGATCATACTTTTTATATACAAGATAATTGGATCAATACTTCTTTTGAAGAAGGAGAGTTGTGTTTAGTATATCAAGCTGTAGCTACTGATGATGAACACTTTCCACTAGTTCCTGATAATACATATTTTGATGAGGCTCTATCCTCATACTGCACTTTTAGATTAGATAGAATAGATTACCGCCAAGGTAAAATAGCTAAAGATGTTTATATGGAATCCCAAAGAGATTGGTTATTCTATGTTAACTCAGCTAGAGGTTCTGCTAATATGCCAGACACAGCTAAAATGGAACAACTTAAAAATGTATGGTTAAGGCTAATGCCATTAACTAATGAATATGCTAACTTCTTTAGCAATACAGGAAACAGAGAAAGGAAATACTTACAATAATGGAAGCAGTTAATGATTTTTCTAGGGGGATGCAAAGCGATGTATCTAAATTGATACAAGCTAAAAATACCTATTTGGAAGCTATAAACTTCCGACCATTCACAGAGCTAGGTGCATCTAATACTTCATTAGTTACTATTAAAGGTAATGAGTGTGGTGTTAAGTTTCCTACTATGAATGATATCTTTAAGTTAAAAATAGATATTAAAGATAACACTACTTTTACAGATACTATAGATTTTACTATTATAGGCCCTTGGGGTACTGATACTGTTACTGGATTTACTGTAAACAGTTCTACTAATATCTTTACATTATATCAAGAAATTATTGCTCTACCAAACTATGGTACAGAATATACAGCTGCATATAAAGATGATTATATCATGATCTATCAACGTACTACTACTGTAGATTGTGTTGATGATGTTAGTCCTTTTACTGTAGATATATCTGAGAATTCAGCTCCTGGAACTCAAAATACTATTTGGTATGTTAAGCCAGATGGTACATTTGTAAACAATCCTATTGGTCTTGGAGATGATACATTCTTTATTCCTGCGGCAGTAGATCCACTTATTCCTATTGGTTATACAACTATTCTTGAAGATGTTTATTTATTTGTAGCTGAAGATAATCCAGCTTATACAGATATCTATCCATCTGGTATAGGTATTCCAACTAATGATTCTTATTCATATCCTGGTTACATATTTAAATTACAATATGATGAATCTACATCAGCTACTACACTTACATTAGTATATGCAGCTTATTTGAACTTTACTAAGTATGCAGCTATTGCCCCTAGTGCAGCTATTGGTAGATATGAATCTCAAGAAATTCAACGTATTTATTGGTCAGACTTTTATAATAAAGTTAAAACTTTAAATGTTACTGATCCACAAGTAATGGCTATAAATCCTATATTAACAGGACTTAATCCATCAGTTGGTTTTGACATTCCTATTATGACTAACATCATAGCAGGATCCTTGAATGTAGGTACTTATGAACTATGCTATAGATTAAAACAAACATTAGGAGCTATTACTAATTATAGTACTGTATCTAATATGGTACATTTAGCTAGTCCTAGTATCACTGATTTTTTAAACTATGAAGGTAGTGTACCAGGATCTAACTCTAATAAAGGAATTAGATTTAAGATTTCTAATGTAGATAATGCTTATGATGTTATAGAATATATAGTATTATTCAGAGATAGTGATACTGATGTTTGTAAAGTTTATTCTTTAGATGAAGAAAATATACCTACTAGTGGTATAGTTACTGTAGATGTTACTAGTTTAGCTTCTGCTGATGAGATATTATTAACAGACTTCTTAGCTATACAATCTTCATTTACTCATGCTAAAACTGTAGATACAAAAGATAACCGTTTATTTTGGGGTAATGTTAAAACTAAGCGTGGTAGTTTACCATCTTGGGATGCTAGAGCTTTTAGAGCTAAGACAACAGATCCTATTGGTTTAGTGAATAACGATGATGTCTACTTAATTAATAACGGAGTATCTACTGGGGCTATTACTCAAGCAGCTGCAGAAGCTTTTCCTGAAACATATGATTGTATTAATGAGTACTATGATAATACAGGTGGATTTGGTACTGATGCTTGTTACTATAAACCAGGTGCTGCTTATGTAGGTGGATCACCTGTATTAGGTGGGGCTGGTGCTAATATATCTTATGAATTTGGTACTTTAAGTATTAGTCTAGATGATAATGATACAATGTATAATTATGATGCTGGATATAATATTTATAGTGATGTTCCATTTAGAAATGTTAATGGTGATACAAGAACACAAACTTTATTAAGTTCACCTAACGATTCTCCTAATCAGACTTATACACTAGATACTTTTAACTCTATGAAAAGTCCTTATAGAAGTTCTTTATTAAAAGGATTTCAACATGAGGAGATTTATAGATTTGCTTTTGAGGCACTTGATCTTGAAGGTAATCCCTATTTTTCAAAATGGATAGGTGATATTAAAATGCCATCTTATGGTGATCCAAATACTAATCCTGATCCAACAGCATTAGCTTATGGTGTTACTGATTTTAGATTATCTTATAATGGTTCTTCTCCTAATAGTAACGTATATGCTACATATGGTCAAGTTCTATATATTAAATTTGAGGTTGATGTAACTGCAATAAAAGATGTTATAAGTGGCTACAGAATTGTTAGAATGGAGAGAGATACTAATGCTAACAAAACTATATTAGGTTGTGGATTAATTACTCCTACTTATGCAGAGAATGCTGTATCTAATGATGTATTCTTACCTTCTTGTTGGAGGTATGTTAATAGGACAATACCTACTATTCTAAATCCAGCTAATCAAGGGAAACCTTGGAATCCCTCACCATCACAAGATGTTTGGGAAACTCTTACTATAGATGCTGCTACACATGGATCTATGGATCCTAAAGCACGCACAACAAAAACATTTGATTGTTTTGACTTCTTTGTAAATAATGGATTCAGTGCTGCCACAGGTGATAAAATGCTTATAAGATCTAAGCAAACTTCTAAAAACTATGTAGATGCTTTAGCGGGTAATAGCATGGGTTATAGATGGTGGGATTATAGTAATGGTAATGGTGCTGACTGGTATAATATAGGTGGTCCACCTAGAACTATGAATGCTTTAAAACCATTAGTAGAATCAGTATTTCCTCTTTTTGGTCCTGGTGCTTATGGTATAGATGCTTATAACTTTAATACAGGTTTAGGCGCTACTGTAAATCATCAAACAGGATATGATTCTGATCAAATGCCTTACTACATCCATAAGTATATGGATAATAATATATTTGGTACATTTGCTACTGTAAGCGCTTCAGGTACTTATAACGTAACTATTGATGAAGCTCAGTGGGTTGAAGCAGGTATTAATGAAACAGCAGCTTTTGGTACTGGTGCTGTATACTGTAATTACGGCAGAACTTATGGTACAGGAGGACAAAAAACAATTAACCCTTGTATTGGTCATTCTACTTTAGCTATGTCTATAGCTTTGAATGAGACTGCAGCTCCTTTTAGTTGTGACCCATCAACAGATGCTGGTAAATTATTAGCATTATATTATAGACCTAATACTAATCAATATGGTGGTAATACCTATGCTTCTAGAGCGGGAAATACATATATAGCATGTGGTAGTTATATTCCTATAAAAAGAAATGGTCTTGTTTTAACAAATAACCTTTCTTTAACCATTGATACATTAGGTGGTGATATCCAATTAGGATATTGGGATATGCAAAAAGCATCTAAAGATGTAAGCAATGGTTCTGCATCAGGGCCTATTTTTGAATATTATGGACATGGAGCTGCAATAGATACACAATATGCAGGAGGACTTGGCGTAACACCTTTACAAGCAGAGGCTACAGTATCTGTTACATTAATGTTTCCTTGTACTAATATTGCTAACTCAGAAATGCGTTTTGGTGCTCATATCAATAGAAACTTGACTAGCAACGTATATATACAACCAGACACTAATACTTATGCTAATTACCATTCAAACGAGTCTAATGTAGTTAAGTATTTCTCTGAGCCTTTAGATTTTGTTGAGTCTGATAAGTGGATCAATAGGGTACATTACTCTGAAGTAAAATATAACAACGAGACTAAAGATAGTTGGCAAGTATATAAGACTAATAACTTCTATGATGTAGAAGGTAACTATGGTTCTATTAATGCTCTAGTAGCATTTAAAGAAAACCTTTACTATATACAAGAACGAGGATTTGGTATACTATATGTAAATCCTATGACTGCTGTTACTAGTGATAATAATATCCCAGTAGTACTAGGTCTAGGTGCTACTATACAACGTCATAACTATATTAAGTTAGATGTAGGAACTATGCATCAATGGTCTGTATTCAGATCACCTGATAACATTAGTTTTATAGATAGTAGACATAAGACACAATATATGTTCAATGGTCAATCTTTACAACCTGTATCTGATTTAAAAGGACAACGTAACTTCTTTATTAAGAGATTTCATCCAGATATTATTCTTAGAGATAATCCTATTATAGGTAAAGGTGTGCATACAACATATGACTTTTACCATAAAGAGTTCTTAACTACTTTTAATAATGAACATGATCCTGCAGATGTATCTTATGAACAATACACTATTGCTTATAGTGAAGCTATAGATGCTTATAGTTCTTTATACACATGTGTACCTAAAACATACTTTAATAACAATAGGTATATATTTAGTTTTGATAATACAGAATCTATCTATGTGCACAATGTTGGTTACTATGGTACATTCTATGAAGTAGAGAATCCTTCTTACTTAAAGGTTCTTGTAAATGATAATCCTAAGTATACTAAGGTGTTTGATAATCTTATCCTAACAACTGAATCTATAGATGATCAGATTGAATGGATTGATGAGGTCATTACTCCAAGTTCTAATACTCAAGTATACTCTGATAACATCAATATGTTAACAGATACTTTTAATGAGCTTAGATGTTATACAGATGCTTACAATACAGATTGGACAGCATTAGTACTAGACTTCAATCTTAAGAAGAAAGAACAATCCTGGTTTACACCAGTACCTAGAAACAAGGTAGAATACGATACATTAACTCCTAGTACAAGTTCTATATTTGATCCTGCTGTTCTAACCAAGTTAGACTTTGGAGAACGTTTGAGAGATAAATATATGGTAGTAGATCTAAAGTACAACAATGCTGATAACCGCAGATTCATTGTACACAATTTACGCACTATGTATAGACCTTCAGCTAGATAATCTATAATAGTTCCTATTATAAGATATATTTGCATTCTATCATAAAAATCATTATATTACCTATACAGTATAACAAACTTTATTATCCATGGCTTCATCCTTTAAAAGAAAGAAAAAACCATTACCAAAATTTACTAATGGTTCTATATATTCAGACGCCGCTACCAATAATATGGCTAATGCTAGAATTGATGATCGTGGACGTAGTTCTGCGGGAGATTATTCTATGATGGCTAGCGCAGAAGGTGCTAGGATGGGGACAGAATCTGGTGATATGACAGGTACAGCAGGAGTACAATCAGCTGGTGGTGACTCTGGTATGATGGGAAATATGGGTAAGATGAATATGTTTGGTATGGTTGAGGCTGGTGCAAAAGGTCTTACTAACCAAGAGAATGCTCAATATACTGATGGTGCACAAGGGGGGACGAATGGTAATCTTGAAAAACAAGCTGGAAAAATCTTACCTTGGATGGGCATGGCTACATCTTTAAGAGATATGGGACAATCTTACTTAGGTAGAGATGAACTAGGTAACCTTAAAGGTGATGGTAATAAAATAGCTGGTGAGTGGTCAACTGCTGATCATACTCAAATGTTAAAGTATGCTCAAAAAGGAGATGCTTGGGGAGTTGTAAGAGAGTCTGCTGGTATTGGAAAGATTGGTAGAACTGTTTCTCATATAGCTGGTAAGGGGAAAGAAGAATCTGGAGGATGGGGTAAATTCAATAAAGCTATGGGTATGGAAAAAGATAAAGTAGCAGTAGATCCTAATTTAGCAATTAAACAACAAGCTGAGATGGCAGATATAGCAAACAAAAATAAATATGGTACCTTTAGACAAGGTGGAATGTCTTACCCTACTAATGCTATTCCTATGCATGGTAATATGTGGGCTGTTCCTACATTTGCTATGGGTGGTGTTAATGCTGAAGTAGAGAAGCAAGAAAATACTATTGCTCCTGATGGAGAGTTTACACAATTTGATGGCCCCTCACATGAGCAGGGTGGTATTAAAACTAGCCTAGAGCCAGGTGAACTTATCTTTAGTGATAAGTTAAAACCTATGGGTTCTAAGAAGACTTTTGCTAAATTGAATAAAAGCAATAACACTAATAAAGAACAAAAGATATTAGAGGATCCTAAATCTTCTACACTATCTAAAAAAACAGCAGAGTTAAATCTAATGTCTAAACAAGCAGATTCATTAAAACTATTCCAAGCACAAGAGTCTTTAAAGATGTCTAAGCTAAATAGTTATACTAAACGATTGGGTGGTATTCAAACACATGCATATGGTGGATATCAAGATGATCCTGTTAAGAAAATTGGGGCATCAGGATATAATGCAGTATTAATAGACCCTAAAAATTTACCATCTGATTATCAGTTCCAAGAAAGAACTACTACACCTTTAGGTGGAGGTAGAACAAGAGTTACTAATGTATATAATAAGCCTGTTACAGATAAACCTGTACCAAGTACTTCTCCTGGTGGACCTAGTGCAGATTGGGAGAATGCTATCATCAAAAGACTTCAATCAGGAGAATCACCTGAAGATCTAAGAGTAGCTGGTTATTTTGGAAATGAAGGTGCTAAAAAGTATGCTAAATACTATAGACCATTAAAAACAGAAATAACACAAGAAGCTCCAAAGCAAGATGCTAGAGTATATGGTGAAAAAACCATAGCTGGTAAAATTCAACCTAAAGGATATGCAGAGCAGCCTTGGGAAACTTATAGAACATTCCCTGAAGCTGGTAAAGCTAATGTATATACAGATGTTAATTACTATCAAGGTAAACCTATTGATGTGACGAAGTCATTTGACTCTACAGGTAAGTTTATACCTTCATATTTAGACAGTGCTGCTACAGGTACATACTTGCAGCAACAAGGTAATACTATGAATAGGAATCCTTTACCATTACTAAATCCTAATGAGAAAGCAACTAATCTAAACTCTTACTCTGTAAATAGATATGGTGGAATTCAGAAGTTTAGTCCAGGTGGTACATATCCGAATAAATCCTTGTATGATTTTAATATGCCTATTGGAGGCCCATTAGATCAAGCTATTCTTAGAGATAAGAATCAATCTTATAAGTCAGATAAAACTGAATATAACTATGATCCTACTACAGGTAAATATTATGATGATCCTACTATTGGAACACCTGATACAGCAGGTGATGATAATACTCCTAAATCAAATTCAGGGTCAAATAATAACTGGAAAGAAGGAGCTTATCAATTAGCTACAGGGTTAGCTAGTAATATGGGAGAGATCTATGCTATGCAGAAAGCCTCTAAACCTGTTGAGGTTCAACAGCGTTATGATTATAAACCAGAGGTATTAAACAATACTGCTGCTGATAGAGCTGCATGGAAGATGTATAAAACCACAGCAGATAGTTTAAAAAATGCTGGATTAAGTGCCGGACAATATGTTAGTAATTTAGGTGCTAATAGAGCTAGTTTAACTGAACAGTTAGATACTCAACGTATAAATCGTGAGAATGTTAATGTTGGTATTAGAAATGATGCTCAAGTACGTAATATAGCTGGTAGATATTCTGTAGATGATATTAATGCTAGAAACAGGGCAGCTAAAGAAAACTTACAACTTAAAGCTACTGAGCGTATGGGTACTAACTTTGCTCAACAATCTAAAGACTATCGTGCTACTCAGCAAGAAAAACAAATGTTACCTTTCATGCAGAAAGCCTTTTCTGATCCTGCCTTCCAAAAAATGTTCGCTGAATGGATGGCTTCTAATGGTGGAAAAACAACTTAATTTTCCATATTAAATTTTGATATTTAAATAATAATTATTACTTTTACACTATGGCTATAAATAGATACGTTGATGTTAATTTTGATCAACCAGTGTCAAACTATGTACCTCTCCCATTGGAGATGTTATATAAACTTGGTAAAGATGCTAGTAAGGATTATGAAGATACCATGAAAGATATGGAATCTGGTAAAGATCCTATCTCTAAATTAAATACACGTAGTGTAGCTAGAGTTTATGATCCTGCTCAAGGAGGTATGGTTGATGCTCCTATTGATTTTGAAAAGGAGAAAAAAGGAGTATTAGATTATATGAATACTCAAAAGCAACAAATAGTAGATGATTATATTAAGGATAAAGATACCAACAGATATAAACAAAGAGCAGCTAAGTTAAAAGGAGAACTAACTTCTGCCTATTCTGATTTAGCAGGAAAGTCTGCTATTGTAGATCAAATTAATAAAGAGAATATTGAATTAAGTAAAAGTGAAGCATTTGGACTGAATCCTGCTTATGCTACTAAACGTTTACAATATAACACCCAATATCTAAAAGATATGCAAAACCCTGATAAGGGGTTACAAGCATATGCACCACCAGCTGTTGCTAAACAAGTGTCAATGGAAGATGTTTATGTTAAAGACATCACTGGTTGGAAAGAAGATGATATGGGCAGCAAATCTTATACTGATGGTCAGTATATTCATGATATAAATACTAAAGGAATTACTGGTACACGAGTTTATGATTATGCTAAAAGAGCTTGGAATGACCCTAATCATTCAGCAAGAGCTGTAGCTAATTTAGAACTAGAACATGATTTAAACATGAAAGGATTAAAACCAGATTCTATTGTTGAATATCAAGACTATAAGAAAGATGCTGATGGTAATATTATAAAAGATAAACAAGGTAATCCTGTATTAGAAGTTAAGAAAGGTAAATACGCAGATATCTTTATGGAAGATAAACAAAGAGACTATGCTCAAGCTTTAGCTGATAGAATAGTACACCAAACTATTGATACTAAAATGTCTGCAGATGCTTTTGGTTTACATGATTATAAGCAAAAAGTAGCTGAAGAGTCTGCTAAGTCTTATGCAAATACATCCTCAGTTGGTAATCCTACTGCTACAAATATGCAACAACTTTTATCTGAAAATGGTTTAAGTGATCTTATAGATGCTGATGGAAATATTAAATCACATAATTCTGGAATTCTAGTAGGACACAATCCAGCTGGTATGTTACCTAATATTGGTTTTTATGGGGCAACTGAAGGTGACAATGCTGTAAACGCAGCATTTAAAAAAGCACAGGAAGTAGGTAAAGCTCTTAATTTACCAACTCCTAAAGATGGTAATTGGGTTAAAGCTGTGCATAGACATTTTCAAAATGTGGCTATACAAGCTTCTACTACATCAGATTTCCACCCTAGTACAGCAGAGTCTTTAACTAAAAACTTTTTAGGTGAGAACTCTGATATTGGTAATATGGAAATATATCCACAAGGAAGTCAAAATAAAAATGATAAGGCTACTACAGAAGTAGCAGGTAGATTGGCTAAAAATTCTAAATTTACAGGTATAGATTACTATGCCAATGATAATGCAGGATTAAAATTAGCATACACACCTAAAGATTCTAATGGAGCACAATCTGGTCCAGATGAATCTTATATAGCTATTCCAAAAAATAAAAACTTCTTAGCTGAGGCAGAGCCAGTAAGGCATATTAGTAATGCTTATGTAACCTACATGAAAAATCCTGTAGCTTATGACAAAGATATTAAAGAGAATCCAAATAAATATTTTAAAACAGATGATGGATCAACTAACATATTAAAAAATAAAGCTAAAGAGGTTATAGGTGAAGGTAGTAAATTAATAGCTACATCTGTTGAAATACGTAAGGATGCTAAAAATAACCCATATACTATATATAGAGGTGTTGTAGAGGCGGGTGGAAATACTGCTGTACTTACTTATAATGGAAAAACTAAAACTTGGAACAGGGCTGAGCCATTACAATCTGTTCAAGAAGAACAGACTCATTATATTGAAACAGAAGGGTCTTTAAGACAATTTAATACTAAGTTAGCAGAAACTTTAAAAACTACTGAAGTAGAATAATATTAACATGGGTAAAAAAGAAAAATTTTCAGGTATTCCTCAAGAAGCCATTAACCAACCAATACAATTAGATCCAGCATTATTTAAACAAAAATCAGAATTTATAGGTTCTTCACAGAATAAAGATTTTGGGGAAAGTAAGCTTGATACTAATGTACCTGTTTCAATGGTTGAATCAGGAGATTATAAATACTTACGTGGTCAAAAACAATCTAATTTGGATAAAGCTGCTCATGGAATTATCCGTGGGGTAGGAGCCGCTGCTCAAACTTTAGCAGATGGTACTGTTGGTATTGGTTATGGTTTGATGAAATATTCATCAGATGTTGCTACAGATGAATTAAATAAAGCTAAATATAAAGCTGAACATGGTACTCTTGAAGGATTTAAACCTTCTTCATGGACTGCTATCTTTGATAATGAAGTTACTAGAAAAGGTGAGGAACTTGTTAAGGATCTAGAAGGTGAAGTACCTCTCTATAATACTAAAGAGTATGAAGAGGCATCTGGTATTGAGAAGTTGAAATATATGAACTTCTGGATGGATGATGTTGTTAAAGGTATTGGTACCACAGTTGGTTCTATGCCTTTAGGAGCTATGGGCTCTAAATTATTTAATGCTATTGGTAAGAACTTTGTAGCTGGTAAACTAGCTAATGGGGTTAAGACTGCATTAACTGGTACTGAGAATCTGGAAAAGGTTCTTGTAGATCAAGCTAAAAAAATAAAAATATATAATGCCACAGATAAACTAACTGCCAGTGCTTTTGCTTCTGTAAGTGAGGCTGGTATGGAAGCTCGTGGTACAGGAGATAAATTACGAGAACAGTTATTATCTGAAATCTCTGCTAATGGTACAAGACAACCTACTCAAGCAGAATTAGACTGGGTAGAAATGACTGTAGATGATGCTAAGAAAGCTGCTTTTGGAACTAACATGGCTATTATTAGTGGTACAGATTTCTTTACCTTTGGTAAGTACATGGTATCTAATAAGTCTGCTAAGTACTTAGACGATATAGAAAAACTATCTTCTAAGACTAATGTTAATGCTGGAAAGTATATCAATAAGGTTTCTAAAGAAGGTTCTACATTAGGTACAGATTACGTAGCTACAGAGTTATCTAAAAGTAAAAAAATATTAGATGCTGTAACTAAAGCTACTAAGCGTGTTATAGGAACTAATCTTGGTGAAGGTATTGAAGAGAATCTTCAAACTGCTACTGATTGGGGAGTTATTGACTTCGCTAAACAAAAATATTATGGTAAGCAAGATGCAGAATCTTTCTTACATTCATTAGGCGCAGCCTATGAAGGTGCAACATCTTCTGAAGGTGTTGAGGCTTTCTTAGCCGGATTTATTAGTGGTGGTATCTCTAACACTATTCTATCTAAGGGACAAAATATTAAAGAAGCATTCTCTAAGGATCCTGTTGTTAATAATGCTTTATCACAAATAAACCTATACAACTCTCAAAGTGTTATGGGTGAGTTAATGAAAGGTGTTGCTGAACAGTATGCTGCTGGTGTGCGTATGGATAATGCTAAGAGTGATACTTTTACATTTAACAATGCTCAATCAGATTTAGCTACTAGTTATGTATTAAGTCGTATTAAGACTGGTAAGTTTGAAGATTTACAAACAGATCTTGATGAGTTAAAATCAATGCCTTCTGATGAGGTAGAAAAACTATTTGGTGTTAAGATTGGTGAAGGTGGTAAGAGATCTGTAGTAGATTATATCCAAGGAAAGATGGAGCAAGCTAAACAGATCAAACAGATCCATGATGCTAGTTATGTTGTGTTCCCTGAAGGAACTGTATCTGATAATAATCGTGATAGATTAATACATGCTAATGTATCTATCTTAGACTCACAAAAACGTATAGACTCTGTTAATAAAGATATCTTAGAAAAAACAACAGGTCTATCTGAAAACTATAGTGAGAACGGACAAGTATCTACTGTTAACCTATCTCATTTCACAAAATCTGATGGTACAGTAGTTAACTATAATCAACTTTCAGGTAAAGAAAGAAGTGCTGTTAGTGGTGAAATAGTTGCTAGATTAGAAAATAGTTCTATAGCTCCTGTAGAAATTCCTGGAATATTTAATCAATTACATGATTTAGATAGATTAAAAGTTAGGCATGATGCCTATAAGGATATTTATAATTCATTATTAAATCCTGTAGAGGCTGCTAAGTTAGATAAAGAAGATGCTGCTATTGAGAAAGAAATAGTACAGGAGAATGCTGCTAAAAAACTACAAGAAGAAAATCCCATTGTTACCAAAACTACAGAAAGTAAATCTGCTGCATTAGCTGCTGCTCAAAAAGAAGCTACTGAAAATGGTAATATTGATGTCAACACAGAAGATTTCGCTGATCCTAATATTAAAAAAGCTAATACTATTATAGATAAGATTGGGGAATCACAAATAGATAATCCAATGTTTGATGCTTCTGGTAATTTTAATCCTGATGCGGAAGATCCTGGTAAAAAAACATATGATAATTCTAAAAAACCTTTAACTGTACATAAAGAAGTTCTATCTGGGAAAGATACTTTTAATAGAATACATGTTAATAAGCATGATGCACCCAACGTTAAGGTTAATGAGCTTAGAAAAGCACTGAGTAATATTTTTAAACTTCCAAAATCTGAATGGAATAAATATATAAAAATAGATCTTACTAATTATTGGTCTACAAGAAATACTTCCAGTGATCAAATTCATACTAATAAATCTAATTCCCCATTTAATACTAAAGGTAACCAAGATATAGATACTAAAATTATTATTATTGATCCTGCTACAGGAAAGATAGTAGATGATTTCCATAATATAAAGTATCATAATATGCTTACTCCTAAGAAGGAGATGGTTATAGGTACTAAAACATATAAACCTGGTGAGTCTATTGAGATTGATCAGCTTACATATGAAGAGGCTGTAGAACTTTTTGCAATAAATCAAGATGAAGAATTAACTGAGGAAGAATTTGAAGCATACAAGATCTCTTATAAAGAGATAAAAGACTTACGTAAAGCATTAACACTTTACTATGAGTCTACTAAGAAGAAAGATGAAGAGCACATGGAGGTTCCATCTAAGATGTATGATGTAGCTCCATTATGGGCTCTTGATTATATTCAAGATGGTGCTGTAGAATATCCTGCTATAAGTACTATAGAAGGTGCTAAAGATACTGATGGTAAATATGTTATTTATCAAGGTGGTACTGTGCAGAAATTTTTGATTGGTACTGATACTAAAGTTGGAGATATAAATACCGTACCTAATGGTAGTGGTGTTTATCTTCAAGTTACTTTGCCAGATGGCTCTAAGAAATGGATGCCTATTAAATCTGCTAAAGTTAAACCTGCTACTAAAGTATGGGAAAGAATTCAGAATGCTGCTGCAGAATTAGCTAAAATACCAGCAGGTAATAAAGAGGAAGCATACCAAGTTATTAAAGATTTATCTTTGTATGCCGCAGGTAGAGGTAAGTTGGATTTTAGTTATGGTTGGAATTCTGATTTAAAAAAATACACATTACGTTTCAATGTTGGTAATGGTCTTGAAACTCCTAAGTCTATTGACTTATCAGAAGGTGTTTCTAAGACTGATAAAGCTACTATGCTTGAGAAGGATTTAAATTTCCTTATTAATCGTATTAACTATCATGCTAATAAGAGAGGAATATCTACTACTATAGACGAAAATTCTTTTAGAGAAGATACCCCTATAGAACCATCTAATAAACCTATTGTAGGTAATTTTGTAGCTACTGCTACTGGATTTACACCTACTAATATTAAGATATATCCAGCTGATTTAGCTGTTAAAGAAGCTCCTGTTGTTGTATATAAGAAAAAAAGCACACCTACTAAAACAGAAAAAGCAGATGTTAAACCTGAGCCTAAAACTAAGGTAGATGGACTTATAGAAGAAGATAAGAAATTTAAAGATAAGGGAATTACTAGAAAAAGAAAAGGTAAAAATGGTGCTGCAAAAACAGGTAGTACTACAAAAACCCCTATTGATCTACAGAAAGCCTTAGACTATTTAAAAGGTATATTACCTGCAGGTATTAAAGTTGAGATGTCCCATGTAGCTGAAAAGCTATCTAATGGTGATATGTTATGGGGATTCTTTAGTGATTCAGTATTGAAGCTTAACGCCTTAGCTGAAGCTGGAACTGAATTCCATGAAGCTTTTCATGCTGTATTTAGATCTGTATTATCTGATAAACAGATAGATACTTATTTATCAGTGGCTAAAAAAGAAATGAATCTTTCTGAAGCTCAGTTAGAGGCACGTAAAAATGAATTACGCTCTTTATATGATGAGATTAGTGAGAAAGAATTAGAAGATTTAGTTTATGAGGAATACTTAGCAGATAAATTCCAAGCTTGGAAAAAGGATAAAGCAACTCCTACTGCTGTAGTAAACAAAGGATTATTTAGAAGATTATTAGATTTTGCTAAAGAATTCTTAGGTATTAAATCTAAGGTAGATAGTTTATTTGAGCGTATAGATACTGGATATTATGCCGGTAAAGATGCTGTTATAAACAGATTTACAGATACAGATCAAGCAGCATATAAATCATTACCAGGTAAAACAATAGCACAATCTAAAGATATTATTGTTACTGTTGCTGCAAAAGCTGCAGAAACTGCATTCAAAGAAAAGTCTAAAAAACCTGATATTACCAGAGCTCTAGATGAATATATACAAGGTTATTCTTCAGAAGCTAACGTGGATGAGAAGAAAGCTGTACGTGCTTTACTACAAGAAGAGTATGAATACTTAACACATCCTGAGATCTATAAACAGATATTTACTGAAGTAAATAATATTACTAAGCGTTATAAGTATGATGCCATGACTGACTCTTTTCTTGAAATGGAAGAGTCTGAGGGCGGTGCTGAGAATTGGCAATTTGATCACTTTGAAGTAGGTGGTGTGGATATGTTAGATTCTGATATAAGATCTTTCCTAGCCTTAACCTTATATGAAACTAAGGATGAGTATGGACGTACTATTCAGAAAGCTATCAATTTAGATACTGTATATAATGCAATTATTACCAACTTAATTGATGTACACCCTTCTGAATTTTTATCTAGATTAAAAGTACTTAGTAAGTATAATCCTGAAGTTAGGGCTGTGGTTGCTAAGATTGAAGCTAAGACTAAAGATAGAGGACTTGTTGGAGAACAACTATTAAAGAAAATTCAGAAGTCATTTGAGCGTACTAAAATGAATTACTTAACCATACGTTCTGTAACTAATGGTACCTCAAATATATTTAACTCTAACTATAAGTCTCCTGAAAAGAAACTATTCAATAATTGGTCTAACAACTATATACACAATATTTTAGGTAAATTAAGTTCTGATACTAAGTTTAAGAAGGAAGTTATTAAGAAGTTATTAGATATTCAAAAAGCTATTAATAATGATACTTCTACAGTAGGTGTTAAAAAAATACCTTTAAAAGAAGCTATTATTAGCACATTAAATGAATTAGGTATAGATATTACCGAAGGTACAGTAGATTTATTCTTTACTCCTAATACGGATAACTCGTTAGATGCTATTAGAGAACAATACAAAGATCTTGAGAAACCTATCGTAGGATTCTTTAGTCACCTTAGTAACTTAGTATCTAAAGGAGATCTTATCTATAAAGGAGCTCTTGAAACTAATGATAAGGACTCTGTTGGTTATGTAAAGCAATTATTAAATTTAGCTATAGCAGATAAACATTTTAGAGCAGACTTATTTGAGTCATCTTTCCAAGACGCTAGAAATAAGAACAGATACTCTTTTATAATGCAGTCTTATTTATCAGACATGATTATAGAGTTACAGAAAGGGCTATCTTCTAAAACAGCTGTTGAAGAAAAACAAAAAGATCCTTACTTTGCTAAATCACCGTTATTTAAATTATTCACACCTGCTGTTATTGCTGATACTTTCAGTAATATGCAATTGTTATTTACAGGAGATTTAATTGAGGTAGAAGAAAAAACCTTCGATGGTAAAAAATCCTTTACTAAAAATGAACGTGTAGATGGTGTTACTGCTAAGAATATCAAGGCTAAAGAATACTTGCTTATGCAGTTATTATTATTTAGTGATCAACAAAAAAACACACAGACAGGATTAAACACAGCTAAGTATGTTGTAGGTGTAGAAGAGTCTAAATCTCAGATCTACGCTGTAGACTTACCTGTACTAACAGGAGTTGTTACAGAAGCAGGTATGATCAATGGGGATGGTGCTCTGCAAATATTTAATACTATATTCTCTCAAGAAATTGATAGGTTAATAAATGGTATTCCTTCTAAAAAGAAGGGGTTTGCTTATTTTAATGACTTTAATAATAGAGAGAAATATAAAGCTTTACATGATACCTTTGAAGGAGAATATAATACAAAAGGAGAGCTTGTAAAAATTAATAGGATTGCTAATAATGATACTTTTAAAGCAGAGGCTTTGAAAGCTATTACACAAACTGTTAATGAAGAAATAACAGATGTATTATCTATGGCTAATGAATATCAATTAGCTGATAGAACTAAGAATGGTGTTGAGACCTATGGTACTTTCGATAAGTTAGTAGGTTCTGCTGTAGTTAATGACTTTTTAATGTCTTCCTCAATAGATCAACTTGTTGATGGAGATTTATCACAATATAAAGATGTCGATGATAAATTTAAGCGTAATGGCGGTAGAAATGCAGCTGGTATAAACAGATCTGGTAGTGAGATTAATGTTGCTTATACTACTGAGTCTAAAGAAACTAAGAAAGATTCTATCTCAGGAGATGCTGAAATAAATGTAGATGATGCTCAAGTATATTCTTCTGTACAAGATAGGATAAATATGTTAAGTGATTTTGGTAGATTAACACCAGAAATAGAAGATATTCTTAATCGTATAGATAATCCTCCTATTGTTAATGGTGTACCTCAGTTTATTACAGAAGAAGAAGCTAGTAAGGTAGACTTAGTTGCTGCTAAGTTAGTTACCTATGGTAAAGATAATGCTGGTAATTTAATTTACCACAAGATGTCTGTATTCCCTTTAACTAAACAATTTACGTCAAGATATGATGCTAAGTCTGAACGCTGGGTAGCTTTACCAGGAAGAGAAAAACTACACAATAAGAGGGAGTGGATGGAGAAACATAATATTCATCAACTGATACCATTATCAGCTTCTAAATTAACTAGTCCTGATAATATTATTAAGCATGAAAGCTTCAATAGTTCTGATTTTGATGTGAATAATCATTTTGGGTATAAAGATAAAGATGGTAATCTTAAATCTTACGCAAAATATAATGGTAAATTCCAACGTTTACAAGTAGAGAATGATTCTGGTTCTACAGAGATTGTTAATGGTACTCAAAAAATACAGTTGATTACTGCTGGTCTTGACATGACTAAAGATAGTAATGTCAATGATGTTAAAAAGTATTATGAATTGTTAGCTAAACTACGTCAAACCTTATTTGATGATGCTTTAAGTATACTAAGTACATCAAAAGAAGGTAAAACAAGACGTAAGGATCTTAAAGTATTCATTAACAAATTGATGAATAATGCTGCTTCTAGTGGTTCTAGTTTTATTATGGAACAATTCTTAGCTGAAGAAGGCGGAGATTTTAAAAATGATCCTAACTTACCACACTTATTAAGTCAGTTTGAGAAGTATTTCTTAGCACACTTTAATAAAGGTGTTATGATTCAGAAAACTACTGGTAATAAACTTACATTAGTAAGTGCTGATGGTATTAAAGTACATCGTGATAATTATGGTAAAGTAATTTCTGCTGAGGAGTTAGCTGTTAATCCCAAGTTAGCTGTTAATCCGGCTGAAGATTTACGTATCCATAAAATGGAAAATGGTAAGTTACAGTATGCTGAGGTTATGATGACTAGACGTTCTGCTGAACTACTAGGACTTAAACCTGGTGATAGTCTAACTGCAGAAGAAGTTAAGATCATGTTGGGTACTCGTATCCCATCACAGTCTCAACACTCTATGATGCCATTTAAAGTTGTAGATTTCTTACCTGACTACTATGGTGATAGCATAATAGGCCCTAAAGAATTAGTATGGTTATCAGGAGCTGACTTTGATATTGATAAGTTGTATGTCTATAGAAAAGGTACCTACAGAAATAAAAAAGGTGACCTTGTTATTTTTGGTAAGGGTAATGCTTTTGAAGAATACACATTATCTAAAAAAAATACTAAGGTATTTAAAGATACCTTGGAGAAGATGGTTTTAGAGAATCCTACTTTCCCTGAATATAAGGATTTACTAGATAGACGTAATGCTATTTATGCTTCTTTAGAAGAAAACTTAGCTAAATCTAAAAAAGAAGACCAGCGTGCTTTATTGAGAGGTATTAAAAATTTAAAAAACTTAATTAAAATTAATGCTATTAATTCTAAAGAAGACGAAGATCATCCTTTAGTACAAGAAAGAAGAAAAGCTCAACTTTTATTTGACTCTATTAAAGATGATTTAGATAAATATACTACTGCTGCTGGCGGTGGTATGTCATTATCTAGTATTAATGATCGTATAACTCAATTTGAAGAAGCTTATGAATTAGATGCTATGGAAGAACTTGGTTTTATTACTTCTAGTACTGAATCAGTTCCACCCGCAGCTGAGACTTTACAAAATCAATTATTAGACTTAGAATTATCTCTATTAGATAGACCAGAACTAGAGGAGTCCTTAAAGACACCTGCTAGTGTAGACACTCTTAAAACCATTGCTAACACTCTAACTAAAGTAGGTGGAGCTAAGTTAAATAAAGCAAGGTTATCTTTAGGATTATTATCTAAATTTATTGGTAAGAAGAATATTGATATTGGTAAAGAAAATATTGGTATTGCTGCTAATGGCAACATAGCCAATGCTTGGTTAACTACTAATAGAATCCACTTAAAAGATGAATTTGCTATTAATCTAGACGGTAAAAACTATGGTAGTTTTGAGTTTGTTAATGAAGAAGATATGGTGTTGAATGAAGATGGTACTTTGAATAAAGAACTTATTCGTAAACCTAAATCTGATACTATTTCTACTGAACTATCGGCTGCTACAGATAACGCCAAAGAACAATTAGCATCATTAGTTAATCGTGCTAGTGATATTTTAAATGGGGTGTTAGTTTGGCAATCTTTAGGATTAGGGCAGACACGTACTACTATTATGGCTGTACAACCTATCATGGTTGAACTTACAGAAAAGATAGAGTTAACTAAATCTAATATTGATAAGAAATCCCTTAAGATAGGTACATCAATGGTTCCTAGAGCTAAAGATGTTGCTGGAGCGCTTATGGAAGATCTTATGCAAAAATTCTATGCTGCTGCTGAAAAAGAAATGGAAGCAGCTAATATAAAAGGTACTCGTGAGGATATTAAGGAACCTCAGTATTCTTTAAACACTGAACAGTTACTAGAAATTTATAAGAAAGGTAAAGCTGAAACTTCTGACGAAATTCTACAGCAAATAGCTGTATTAGGTGCATATATCAAAGCTATGGAAGTTAATGATGCTAACACTAAATTATTATCTTTATTAAAAGTTAATAAGGGAGTAGGATCTGAACTAACCAATCTTGAAACCATAGCTGAAAATTATGAGGCTTTACAAGATTCTGCACAAATACCTTATGGTCAAAGTTTTGTAAACGCACTTAGAACACATCCTAATATTAAAGTAAATAAGGATATGGCTAGAACTATAAAGAATATAGCGTCTGAATTTTTTATTCGTGAGACTGGTGGTTATAAAATTTTTCAAAATAGATTTGGTAAGTTATTTGGAAATAGAAATTTTAGAGAAAAACAAAAGGCTGTTAAGGACTTTTTAACATTCCTAAATTTACGTATCTATGAGAAAACCCTACGTGAAGATTATGGTGATGACAGTTTTAGATTAGATGAATTGAATAAATTAGCTTACTCTGGTATAGAGGAAGGTAGTGTTTCTATTATAGCTGACTTTAATGCTTTATTAAAAACTGATTCAGTACTAGAAGTAATAGCATCTAATTCAAAGAAAGAATTTGCAAAGAATGATTTAGTTAAGTGGTTAACTGTAAAACCAGCAGATTCTAACTATAGAAGAATAGACTTATTAACTGTTGATACCCGTGCTAAACTGTCTAATGATGTATTAGAAAAGTTTAACCAATCATTAAATGATCTTTATAACTCTTCTAACGCGGATATAAAACAATTTGCACAGGATGTATTTGATTATTTAGTTGTAGAAGGTAATCTAAAGTTTACTAACGAAAGTTTAATTAAGTTTATAGGACCAGAATTCTTCTTAAGTATATCTAAGAAGTTGAAAGAAGTTACTAAACTCTTTGGTACTGTTGGTCCTAAAGAACTTTCTGTTGAGGATAAAACTTTTAATGCTAAGTTACAAACTGCTACTGGTTATACCTTTTCAGAGCTAGTTAATATGTATACAGAGTTATATGCACGTAGTACTAAAAATGCTAAGAATTTAATAAATGTACACGGTAAAGATTTTAAAGAATCCTTTACAGTAACTTTGAATAAAGATGTATTGTCTGTTGATTTAATTGATGTTGAAAAAGCAAACCAACAATCTTTTATGGAGGGTATTGTAGAAGATAAGACTGTTGTAGGATTAAAGTTCCCTGCCTTTTTAGGTGTAGTTGGTAAAAATCAAATGATGGAGGATTATCATGATGTTTATAAACTGACTGAAAGTACAGACTTCAAAGCTGTATATACAAGAGTTGATAAATTTTATGACTTACATAACCCTATGTTACATCTATCTCCAGAGGAGGCCACTAAGTTATCTCAATACCTAGCTAGTAAAAAAGGTAGTTTTAATGGGGCTTATTCTGATAATGTAGAGTATACTCAAGAAGATTTAGATTTTGCTAACGCACAATTTCAGAGAGCTAAACCAGAATATGCTTATGAACCTGGTAGTAATATAGAAAATGCACCTGATTTAGATGATGAGAATTTACCTGGTACTATACCTGCTTCTTTAGTATCTAGAATAGAAACTATAGGTGAAGAAGAATATGAGGTACCATTAAGATACTGGGAAGCTGCAGATGCTGAAGCTGAGCGCCAACAAGGTAAGACCCCAGATGTAGATGATAATAATTTACCAGATATTAAAGATCCAAACTGTGATTAATGAGTTGTAGAGTAAAATATGCGGAAGCAATAGCTGATAAAATAAGGGAAACTGTAGGTGTAGATCACAATACAGCAGAAGAGATTTACCCTGGTAAGATCCTTTTAAAGGTATCTCCTGAAAACCCTAAGTTAAAAAACAAACATAATGTTACTAAATGGGCCAAAAGACTAGCCGATAAGCTTAATACTATGTTTAATTCTAAGGATTATGGTACAGTAGCTACTATTGATGATAGGTACTTAAAAGGTACTATCATAAACTATAATATACCTACTAAGCTAGTAGATGCCTATATAGACAAAAATGCCTATAAACCTGTGAAAAAAGCAGAAAGTTCTTCTGAAACTGGTTTATTATCAGAAAAAACACTATCTTTATCAGAATTTCCACAAGAAATTATTGATACATATAAAGGTGATATTAGGACTTTATTAGATGATGATTCAATATCACTGGATCAATTTAAGAATTTTATAGAACATTTAAAAAATTGTAAATGATAGCTTGTCCAAATAAATCAACTCCTGCATGGCAGAATTTAGTAAAGAAATATGGTGATACAAAAGCCATGTATATGTATACTAAAAATGGAGAAGTTATACCCTCTTTAGAAGAAGCTGCTAAACTATTAAAGTTTAAGAGTATACGTGAACAAGTTTCTATCGGTATGATTGAGACCTTAGTTAATAAGGCTAATAAAGTACGCGCTGCTAAAAAATTACCAAACATTGTTATTACTAGAAATAAATCTACTATCGGTAGCTTAGCTTCTTTTAATTCTTCTACAGGAGTATTAAATATAACCCCTAATATTAACCCATCTGTAATAGTAGATTATATGATGGGGAATGATATCAGTACTAGTTCTAAGCAGAAGAAAATCATGCTTGCTAAAATTGAAGCAGAAGAATTTTCTCTAGAAGAAATAAAATCTCTACTCCACAATGATGAAGACGCATTTAACTTTTTATTATTTCATGAATTAAGTCATGTTATATATGAGGATAGCGCATCTTATCCTAAAGACAAAGAAGGTAACTTAGATCTTTTACATGAAAGAGCTATAGCTATAGAAACAAGAGCTACTATAGAAGCACTAAATAGTTTAAAAGCTATTAATAGTGATGAGGAAGTTTATAAAGCAGATGCTAAGAAGAAAGAAACTCCTGGTAACTCTAATGAGAATAAAAATACTTCTATATGGGATTCTGTTACTAAGAGTATTGTAGATGTTTTAAAACTACGTAAAGAATATTTTGAAAGGTTTGAAGGTAGTGAAGGTTTTGACTTTGGTAAAAACTCTATTAACCGGATAGAAGCCCTGTTAGCTATGGCTAATAATACTACAGATCAAAAAGTTATGTTTAAACGTTTGTTAAACAATGCTACTATAGAACTTGATAAAGTACGTAAGTACCTTAACAACCCTGAGAAGAGAAATGATCCTAACTATTTAAGGAACATTATTGAATTTAAAAAGTATATAGCAAGTTATCAAGGTTTAACAAGACCTGATCTAGCTTTTGATGATAAAACACGTAAGGATATTATTACTTTATCCTCTCAACTTGTAGAGCTAAAAACAGCTTTACCAGGACATATTCTAGATTCAGTTAAAGAGTTAGCCAGAGAGAAACTTTCTAAAGGAGCTTCTATGACTGATGAAGAACTTGATACTATGTTGAAACAAGGTTATGATATCTCTTTATCAGATATGGCATTTAGAGATTTATCTACTTCTACAGATAAGTTATTGGCATTAGTTGATAAACTTTATAAAGATGCTGAACAGAAATCACTTGATAAGTTAGATACTTTTGAAAGTAAGGTTAAAGCCCTAGGTAGAAAGTTAGTATCTGTAGGTGTTACTACTTATGACTGGATGTTTGAGAAAGATGGGGATAGAACTACTGGTAACTATATACGTAAAATATCTAAAGAATACTATAAGAAGTTATATGAATTAAAGGACAAGATGTCTGATGATACTGGAGCTACACTTCAGTATAAACATATAACAGATACATCTAAAGCTTCTGTTGCTGATCTACAGTATAATAAGATGGTGAAGAGAGTTAAAGCTAACTTTGCTGATTTTATAACAGCTGAGAGGTTGGAAGAAGGTAACTTACTAGACGGTGATAATGTTAAGTATACAGATGAATTTAAAGCTGCTCGTGCTAAACATGAAGAGCATGTGGAAGTTGGTGAAAAGGGTTATAAAGAATGGGTTAAAAAAGCAAGTGTTTCTGCTGAAGAATATGAAAGGTATAAATACAAGTATTTTACAGAGCCTAAATTAACCTTAAAGGCCATTCCTGAATTTAATAAAGTACTAAACAAGTATGAGTTTACAGGTAAAACAGATTACCGTACAGTTAGTTTTGTTAAGGCAGAATACACAGAAGTTAGAGAAGATAAGTGGGGAAATAAAGAATACCTTGCTTTAATGAATGATAACAGTGAATCAGGTAAGGCTAAACGTGACTTCTATAAGTTCTTTGCCCAACAAATGGAAGATCCTAAAGGATTATTATCTGCTCTACCTAAAGATGTACGTTCAGATATGAAAGGACGTATTCCTGTGGTTATTAAATCATTTAAAAAACAATTACTTAATTCTGATGCTGGTAAACTATCTGTACTAGGTAGAGCTATTAAAGGAATGTTTAATGTTGAGGTGTTTGAGAAGAAAAGACAAACTGATGAACAAGGATTATTAGTTAGTGATGTTCCTATCTTCCATACCCAAAGACTACGTAATGAGAGAACTATTGAGAGATTAAAAGATAAAATTGCTGATATAAAACAAGGTACTGATCAAACAGAATTAGAGAAGTACCAAAAAGCTCTTAAGATAGAGGAGTCTAAACCTACAGCTTCTGAAATGGAAACAGATCTTGTAGATGTACTTTTAAATACAGCTAACATGGCTTATAACTATGAGGCTATGAAGAATATAGAATCTTCTGTATTGGCTATTAAAGATGTTATTGAGACTAAAAAATATTACCAGAAATCTGGTTCAGGAATTTTGAAAAACCAAAGTGGTGAACCTGCTCTAGTAGAGGGTAAAGACTCCTTAGCTGCTAAGCGTCTAAGTACTTGGATGAGAATGGTATTATATGATAACAGTGAGATGGATAATACTAAGATCGCTAAGTTCAGTAAGACTGTTTTAAAGTATAACTCATTAAAAGGTATTGGATTAAACCCATTTTCTGCCATTAATAACTATGTGATGGCTAGGATAAATACATCTATTGAAGCTGCTGGTGGGAAATTTTTTCAGCAGTCTTCAGGGAATAAAGCAACTGCCTTATTTAACACTGAATTTCTGCCTAATATATTTAAAGAGATTAATCAATCTAAGTACGCTGAGAAGAAAGCATCTAGTAAATATAAAGCAGTAGTAGATTACTTTAGATTTATCAAACATCAAGCATCTATAGACGGTAGAACCTCTAATGGTGATGTATTTGATTTTGCTTATAGTTTACAAGATGGTGGTGAGTTTGCAGCTCAATCAAGATCTGGTATAGCCATGTTAATGGACACATATAACATAGATGGTAAATGGATGCTTTATTCTGAGATTAAAGAAATCCATAAAGATAAAACTGAAGATTTTCTTAAAGATAAAAAATCCTTATATGATAGTATGGAATTTGATCCTTCTACAGGTGCTCTAAAAACACCTGAAGCATTATCTAATTCTGATAAACATAGACTAACTAATAGGATAATTGAGATGAATAAATACATCCATGGTAACTATGCTTGGGAAGATAGAATGGCTATCCAGGAACATTGGTTAGGTCAATTTGCAGCACAGTTCCATAAGTGGGTATATCCTGCTATTAAGTCAAGATTTGGTGAACAACAACACTATGAAGGACTTGATCTGGATATGAAAGGGCGTTATATTACTTTATTTGAGTTTCTGAAACATAATAAATTTACAGTAGCTAACTACTATGATAGCTATACTAAGTTATCTGAAATAGATAAAGCTAATATGCGTAAAAATATGAGAGAATTAGCGTTCTTTATGACCTCTCTAGCATTATTCCACTTATTCTCAGCTATATCTGAAGGTATAGATGACGATGATGAGGAGCTTAAGAAACTAGTTAACTTCTTAGCATTCCAGCAAAATAGACAAATGGGTGAGATTCAAACTCTTATACCAGTATTTGGTATTAGGCAGCAATATGACCTCATTAAAAGTCCATTTGCAGCAGCGTCTACTGTTAAAGAAGGTGGAGAAATGTTAAGATCTATGATTACTACGCCAGTATATGGCGCTTTAGGAGTAGAGGGTGAAAACTTCTATAAGAAAGGTATCCATAAAGGAGATCTTAAGTTATGGAAAGAAACCAAAGATTTCATCCCATTCTTAACAATATTCAATAAGTACGATAACTTTATTAACCAACAGGAGTTTTGGGTTAAGTAACCATTCCTGGTGGGAAATTTTTTTAAAAGAGGGCAGTTAATTACTACCCTCTTTTTTGTTAAAATAATCTACTAAAGCTTTTAAAGATTCTTCATCTTCGGATCCTAGTAAATGATAGTTATCTTCTAGTTTCAATAATGCAACGTAAAAAACAGTGTCTTTTAGTACAATTGAAAAAGTAGCTAACTTCTCATCTTCCTGTAGGAATTTTAACATTTTCTCTGAAATAGCAGCATTCTCTTCTCTAAAGAAATTAGCAGCATCCAGTATTGCATCTAGTCCTTCTTTATGCCACCCGTTATGTTCCATTTGTTATTTATAAGTAATAAGAAATCTATATTTTTATTTAATTCATTTGCTTTAGAGTTGAAATCCTCTAGCTTACTTAATAGGTAGTGCCTATTGATAAGCGCAATCATTGTTTTCTTCCTATATTTGTGGTTGGACATACTCTATGTGTATATTAGGTTCTGGTAATAACATATAACAAGCCCAGATGTCGTCTGGTCTATGCCTATGTTTACATATTTTACAGAGAGCCTTACCTTTATTTACTTCTCTGTATTTTAAAAATGTTAACCATTCATTAAATGGTTTTCTAATCTGTTTGCTCATAATTTTCTTTTATTCATATGGGTAAAAGTAACCCCGTGTCTAACCTATACTACAAACACGGGGTATTTACCAACATCTACCTTGCTGACTTTCTTGTCTAGACAAATTAATCATATGATATTAATTTAGAAGTACTACCAGGGATCGAACCTGGGCATATCCACTTTTTACGCAGACTGCTCTACCACTGAGCTATAGTACTTACCTTTGTTATTTATTTGACATATTCAACTGTAAATCCTTTAATGCTTTTAGATTCATAAAATCCATTTGAGTATTCCAACCATTAACTGGTCCAGAACCACCCATCATTAAAGGAGTAATATTACCTTGATATTTACCAAATGCATCAGCCCAATACTTCTGAACTGTTACATAAGCCTCAAGTTTCTGCTCTAAAGCCCCGTTAGCTTGGATAGCACGTTGCTTTTCATAAGCACTAGCATCAGCTAAGGTTTTGATCTTACGTGCTTCTAATTCAGCAGCTTCAGCTTGAATCTTCTGTTGTAACTTATCTTGCTCAGCTAATTTTACTTTAGTTTCAGCAGCTACAACTTGAGCAGTCTGAGATTGTTTTTGTTTATACTCGATCTCAACTAATGCTTTCTCACCCTGAGCCTTGGCAGTTAATGCTTGCTGTTGAGCAGTCATTAATTCTTGCTTAGATACAGAAGCCTTAGTAGCAGCATCAATTTTCTTAGCTAACATTTGATCTACCTTAGATTCATAGTCTACATCAGTAATGGCAGCATCTGCAACAGAGATACCATATTCCTTAATAGAAGATGTTTTACGTTTGATCTGACCATCTTTACTTATTTGTTTATCTGTTAAGTAAACACGATTATTCTCTTTAGTTAAAGAGTCAAATTCAATTTTCTTAACAGTACTTAACAAGTAAACACCGCTCTTTAGCTGATCAATAAAGTCTTGAGCCATTTGAGCACGACCACCAGAATAATGCATCTCACTACTCATCATTTGAGCAGAAGATTGTAAACATTCTTTGGTATAAGGTGATAAACGTTTAGTTACTAATGATTGAGGTGTCTTATGAGCATTATGTAATGCAATCATATCTGACTCATCCATAGGTAACAAGTATTGTGTAATACCACTAACATCTGCTGATGTACCATCTACACCAAAACGAATGCTAATACGTTTAATTTCAATACTACCATCTATCATAGAATAGTTAGGTACTGAATCCTGATAAGACACAGAGATCTGATTAGGCCATACAGTTTCTTTAGCGAAGAATCCTGCATAATAGATACCTGTATTGAATTGTACAAACTGTTTTCCACCAGCTTGTGTTACTACTGTACGATAACCACCCTCATTAAATGACCAAGGATTAACCCCTAGAAAAATAACAAAGACTAATACTACTGATACTGCTGCGATAATTAATTTTAATTTACTCATGATTTATTTAAATTTATTTTGAAATTGTTTTATTTCTTCTAATTCTTTAGTATACTGTTCAAACTTTTCCTTAGCCTGATCAGCGCCTTCTTCTGCCTTCTTTTTATAGTAAGCCACTTTGTACTCTAACTCTGATAACTCTTCTTCAAAGGAAGCTTTACCATAAGTTTTACCTTTTACAGTATTCTTATCATCATACATTTTATTGCCTAAAGCAACACATAATGCTATGAAAAGTACTATAAATATAAATAATATAATTTTTAACATAGTTTATTTATTTTATTTCTTATTTCTTCTAATGTTGTTTGATTGTAAAATTTACCATCTTCATAGATTACTTGTAATAATCCTTTAGATTCTTGCTGAAGAGTACACTCAGTTAAACACACTATTTCATTATTATCATCTTGTGTAACTTGTAATAACCCTTTTAAAGATTTTTTAGTACCATCATCTGTAATTGGGTCTTTATAAATGTTATATGATACTTTCTTAGTGATAGGTTTACTAAAAGATTCTCTATTTTGTGAAGATTTAATATCTGCTTCCATAGTGGCTTCTTTATCAAATTCTTCAACTTCAAACCAAGCACCTTTACAAGCAAAGCCTAATGTATCTCTAGTATTATATTGATAAGTAAAACTACCTACACCTAATACAATATTAGTAGCTGCAAAACCTTTAGCTTCAAGTCTTTGGTAAATCTGTAACTGACGCTCAGGAGTAATACTATCACCATAAATAGCACCAATATGTGAATCTAATACTTTATAACCTTGTTCATTAATAGTACCACCAAATATATCCCAAAGAAGTTCTATAACACCTTTTCTTTCACTTACAGAAGTTCTATGTTCCCAATCTCCTCTTAAATCAGCATCTTTTTCCCAATCTAAAGGAATACCACAAATAATATCTACAGGATCACCTGAATCAGGTCTAATTACTAATTTACCATCTCTAACCATAATAGCTTCTTTATTAGCTGGTAAATATTCAGTAATTAATTTCCATAAATCAAATGTATCTGATACGATACTTAAAATACCTTTATCAAAGATTTTAAGCCAATCAGCAATCATTTGTTGTTCTCCTACAGTAAAGATTTTAGTAGTACTAACTGAATGTTCTGAAGCATTTACACTAAAAATAGGCATCTCATCTTCTTTAACTCCATAGAAATATCTTGATGCTGGAATAGCTACTAAAGTATCATCTCCTTTAAAAGAAATATCATGTCCTAAGGCAATAAGATATTGACTCATAGGGTCTAATCCTCTTGCTGAAAAATTATGACACATGAAATCCACTAACCATAAGTTAGCAGGATCTGTTTTCTTAACCCACTCTTCAGCTTGTCTACGATATAATTTAGCAATTGTAGCTGCTGTACTTGGTTTCCATGCTAAAGATGATACTACTGTTTCAAGATATAGACTTAACCATCCAAATCCATCAACTGTATTTACAAAGGTCATGTGGGGTATGTTTGGTCTTGTTTCTATTCCTTCTGGAAGGCTTTTCACACGAATAGGTAAATAACCTAAATCCCATAGTTCTTCAAAATGTTTACCGTCATACTCCATACCTAAATATGAAGACATGTCTTTGATGAATTTAAGTGCTTCTTGTTTAAGAATTTGCATAGCAAAAATCCCAGAAGCTTTTGCACCTTGTCTTTTGTTGTTAAAAAAGAAATTTTCTTCAAATTCATCATGTAACCATTTCCAAACTAATTGTTGACCAAATGATACTATTTTTCCTGGAGCTAAAAAAGATTTTGTAAAACAATTAAACGTATTTTAAAATGATAAAACTATATATTAATATAAACAAAATTTAATTAACGCAATAAAATATTTAGAAAATGGC